ATAAGTTCTGTAGGTGCTATATATTGTGAAGAATTTCTTCTTATACAGCGGTATGATTCAAAGCGCCTTTTTAATAAAAGGGCACTTTGGCAACTTGATTATGAAAGTCATATTCATGTTGATGCCATTAAGCTGAGGCTTCTCTCTCCTTGTTCCAAGGAGCACGAAGGGAAGGATGAACCCAACCCTTCGATCGGGAAGTCTCACCAACTCAGGAAGGTCCTGAAATGGTTGGAAAAGCCCCTCGGCGAGTTAAGGCGTCTCGCCTCTTGGAGATTCTCCGACAGGTTTTCGGCATTTCTGCCGAAGACCTATCAACGCTTTCTCCCAGTAAAACTGGGCGGACTCGAGGTGCCGGGATGGCACATTGAGTCCGAAGATGTTCAGGAAGAGCTATTAGCTCTCGATGGGCGTCTACTGAACCTGATAGGCAAAGTCCTATCGGGCCTCTCAACCCCCCTGGACAAGCGCGTGCTTTCAAGCTTTGCTTCGGACGCACGTGCTCGTGGGGTTGACTCGGATGCTATCATGGATAGCGTTCGAGATCTCCTTTCTAATGAAGTCATTACAAAGGCGATTACACTAGATCAGCTCCAGAGCGTGATCAGTGTTGAGCCGGCGGAGTTCCGAAACTGGAACTTCCGTCGTAAAATGCATGAAGCAAAGCTTCATGGATTTCTCTCGATCAACGACGCGATTAACGTGATCGAGCGGCCTTATATCTTCAGGGATCTTCTTTTCCCCGAGATGTCGATAAAGCACGGCTATAAGCCGTACTTTACACAAGCGTACGAAGCTAAAAGCTGGTATGCTCGTATATCCAAGTTCAGCGAAATGCTGGACTTGAGGGTACAGGAAACGGAAGAAAATCTTCTGACCGCCGACCACATCGTGAGCATTGCTGACGGTGTAACAGGTGGTGATTATCCTGGGTTTCGGAGTGAGATGGATTTGCTAATTCCATCCCGCGTAGTTCAAGTCGAAAGTCGACCGCAACTACGAACCCCTTATTAAGGGGTCCCGCAACATCCTACAATAAGTGGAAGAATGTTCCACCACCTATCTATAGATGTTATCTAGGAAGGTTCACAGAAATT